TATGCTGACTGGAATAATCTAAAATATGCGACCGATGGCGTCCATAAATTAGAACTCAATGGTGTCAAGTTCGGGCGTAAAGGTTATGGCGATTTTATTGATTACGGGATGAAGGAAGGAAACAAAGAGGCCCAAAAACACCGCTCCGCATATCTCGCAAGAGCTACAAAAATTAAGGGGTCGTGGAAGGATGACCCGATGTCAAAAAATAATCTCGCAATCAAAGTTCTCTGGGGCGGTTCTCCGTTCCATCATTTACGGGGTGGAGCGAAACAGCCGGCACTTCCACCGAATGTGGATTTAGTCAGCAAGAAGGAAAGTCCAATCGTGGAAGAGATTATAGAAGAACCGATGGATGATACGGACATTCGCGCCTATTACCCGAATGCGAAGATTATGCGATACAGCGACCTTAAGAATTACAAGACCATTACACAATTGCTCCCGAAGGATAAGTCCTATGCTTTTTTATTATACCAGCAAGAGACGAATAGCGGTCATTGGGTTCTTATTATGCGATATGGAAGCACGATTGAGTTCTTCTGTTCTTATGGTTCGGCAATAGATGCCCCGCTTAAATGGACGAACCCGCGTGATAGGCAGATGCTCGGTGAAGCAGTCCCGTATCTATCCAACCTTCTAAAGTCGCAGAAGGAGTTTAATGTTATTCACAATCCCGTTCAATATCAAAGCAAAGGAAGCGATAAAGCAACATGCGGGGCGCACGATGTTATGCGTTTGTCGCAGATGCTTAATCACGGACAAGACCTGACCGATTACTATGACTTTATGTCAAGGGTTAAGAAAGAAAGCGGATTGTCTTATGACGAAATTGTTGCGAACTTTGTATCACAACGCTAATGATTTATCAGTATATATGCGTAGGATTTTTATCTTACGAATATATAAATGCCTAAAATATTCAAGTGTATCGCGTCGTGTTGGAACTCGTTTTGGAGTATGGAGGGCGCTGGTTAGTCCAAAATAGTTTTGCTTCTTTAGCGGTTGCTTTTTCCCATACCTTCACCATAAAGGGATACGAGAAGAGTTGTCGTGCGATATGTGTTATAACGGGCATCCTTATAACATATATTTAGATTATTTTTATGCGATATTAAGGCGAAAATACTACTGTTCCTGTGGTGGAAATCAAATCCCATTTATTATTCGGTAAATCACCTATTAAAGAAAGTGATGAATATGCTCCCTGAATTGTGGCTGTTGTAGCATCCCCTATCGCACCAGATGTTTTTGGATATCTTACTGTCGCCCCGCCGACAAAAGTGAGAACTGACCCACCACCAGAAGAACCATTAAAATAACCTGAAAAGGCATTACCGATGTCTGTTGGCGGGTCAATGTCGGTGTCATAAAAGAAATCAAAATCAATAAAGTTCAAATTATCCCCACCTGCCGCTATTGCTTTATAATTCCAGTTAAGAGATGTATTCGTAATATCAACGAGACCTTTCGCAAATATCGCGGTTGTTCCACTATCACGTCCGGATAATGCTCCTGGTCCGTCGGTCCCGCCCTGTGTTCCAATCGCTACGACATAAGTATTTACATCAATTAAAAGACAACGACCCGGTATAAAACCAGATGTATCCACAACCTGACTTAATGCTAAATCATTAAGACCACCTATCGTGATGACGCCAAAATTAGTAGTAGGTGGTGTCTGTGTTGAACTGAAGACCCCTGTGATACTGATTAATGCTCCGTTATAACTATTCTGGACGCTGTCTATACTATCACCACGAATGAAATTATAAGGTAGGGGGTTATTGACTGAAAAAGCAGAAGCACCCGCACTCAAACATGCTAATTTTTTAGCAGTATAAATAATACTGCCAGTTTGATAACCTTCAAACCCCCCGCCTATCCATAATCTATTACTCGTATCAAAGGCAGCATCACTTACAGGGTCAAATTGATCGCCAACAGAACCGCCTATAGTTTTAATGCCACCAGCTCCATCATATATACATATTAATCCATAATCAACGGCAGGCGCACTGGCTATTACTATTGGTTGGGCTGCCAAGAGGAGAAAAGTTCCAATAGCCCCCACCAGTGCGTTTGGAACACCGACAACGTTGTTTATCCCTTCCGTAAATGGACCCGATGTAAGTGGCACCACCACAAATACATCGGTGCCTGCTTCATATTTTACAAATTGCGTTGAAACAACTGGATTAGCGCCATTTGCGTCGGCAACGGTAGTAAAGTTTCCGCAAAAAATATAATCAGCATCAATGGGGGGTCTTCCACCATCAGCAATAACAGGATTGAGAACACACGCTCCTTCAAATGTGGCAAACGCATCTGGCGGCGCTGGAACTGGCGGACCTTGTGTTATTGCTCTCAAAGTCCAAACTCCGTTCGCCGGCGTTACGACATCTGGAACATATTTATAAATAACACCTGTAGAAACGTTGGAGGTTTTGTCGGTTAAATACCCATATACCAAATATCCTTCTTCTCCAGCGGTTAATCTATAAGGAACTGCGCCACGAATGGCTAATATACTATCCACGAGAACTGGATTAGGCAAAAGATTAATCACAAAACCTGAACCCGCTGGTGCCGTGTCTATAATTGTTAGTGTCTCATTATTCACGGTTGGTGCGGGAATATTTTGTGCTGCTGTTAATACTCGCAGAACCGACCCGCCGGGCGCTACTGGCGGCGCCCATACAACTCCACCTGCGGCTGCGGCTGCGCTGGATGCTGTGAGAACATATCCGTCTTCGGCTACTGTCAGTGCGGGGGTTAGGGTTCCTAATTTGCCAGTTGGATTGCTTATCCCGACGGGGATTTGACCGATGCCAGCAGCGCCAACACCAAAATCAATACCGACTTTGGTTAATGTTCCATCAATAAACTCTACTAAAGGTGCTTCACCAGTAATCGCCACTCCTGCGGCGGCTTTCCAAGAGAACCCGACTGCTGACATATTATCGGCGGCGAGAACATAATTCTGTTGTAATGCGGTTGGACCGGCCAAAAATGCTCCCTGATTTACACCCGTTCCATTGCTGGCAGGAATGGCACCTTTATCACCCGCAGGAAAAGCAAGAGCAACCGCCGGTGTTGATGCGTTGGAATTATTCACAAAGCATGCTCCGCCCGGATTTGCCGAGACGCTGACAACTCCACCTGCGGAGATTGGATGCCACTCTAAATTACCAGAGTTATTGAGACGGAGAAAGTCGTTGTTGGCACCTGGATTTAACACCGCCGCAGTATTAAGACCTGTTCCATATATCAACTGCTGTGTTGCTGTAAATCCTAAATTAACGATAGGGTTAATAGTTGGCGTGCCAGTTATTGTAAGACCGGGTCCAGCGCTGACACTGACGACACCGCCACCACCACCCCCACCAGCAATACAAAGTGAAGTCGGTTGCCCGTTGTAGTCCGTAAGGATTTGTGATACTGACATTATTCTTATATGATGATATTATTTATAATAACATTATATTAAATTGTGCTAAAGTTGCCGTATAAATTAAGCGAATGCGACAGGGTTCAAAGCAATAAAATAATCCACAGCGCCGATTTTGATTTTGAGTTGTTTCACGGTGCCCGAATAGTTAGGGATGACGGCGCCGGCGGCAACAGAAGCGATATTAGTGAAGTCGGCAGCGAGTGGTTGTAAAATAAGAGTTCCAGTGAGAAAACTGAGTTCAACATCGCCACCAGAAGTTAAAGTAATATCTGCGGCGGCAGCGGATGTGGTGATGGCGGCACCACCAGTAGTGGCGACAAGAGAAGCGCCTACAAGACCTTCAACTTTAACACCCTGACCGACACCAGAAGTTATATCTAAACGATTGCCAGCGGTGCCAGTTAAGTCAAGAAGATCAAGAAGGGACTTTGCGTTCATATCAATATCATCAACGCCGGCGGAATTGCCAACCTGAAGAACGGCGGCGAGAGTAGGGGTTGCGCCGGCGCCACCAGCACCAGCAACAACGAGAACAGCAGGATTGGCGCCGTCATATACGGACAAAAGGGAAGCAGCAGACATGTTTGAGCGGTTTATAATATACCCTAACAAAATAATTCGGCGGAAATGTCGCTAAATAAACTAACGCTAAAGTTTTAATGGTTGATTTTAACTGAAAGTGCCGACCCCAGCACCGATAATAGACCAAAAAGAATTGGCGTCGTCGCCTATAAATTGCTGTGAGACATTTCTTGGAACTATGGTGTAATTGCCGTAAGCAGTTCCGTCATATACGAAAGAACCAGTAAAGATACAGGAATGCGGAAGGACTGAATGTGAGCGAACGTATTGGTAAGTGTTCCCTATTACCTTGTAAGAACCATTCCAATCGTCAATACCAGTTATTAATGCCCCAGCCCCGCACTGTCCCAACGAAGTCCATACCCCAGAAACATTACTGATATAGAATGTATTGTCAAACCCAATCAAAGTATTATAACTTCCGTTATAAAATCCTTGCCGATAATCTGGAAGAACGCCACCCATATTAAAGTTTGTATCAATAAAAGTGTTAGGGGTTGTGTTGTCTAAATATATGCTGTAATCAAAAGAAATACCCATACTTGTAGTAAAGGCACCAGTTAGTAAGATTTGAGAATACGATGTAGGTTTGATTGTAAATACTTGGTTGTTTAGTTGATTATTCGCAACTTGAAACCAACCAACAAAAGTGGCGTCATAATAACCACAATAATTAAGGGGAGTAGGACTTGTAGAAATACCAACATTAAGAAATCCCCCGCCAATATAGGTGCGTCCTTGCGTGCTGTCGTTGTATATCGCATAAACTGTATTATCCGCTCCACCTTGAAACTCGTTGTAAAATTGACTTCCACCAATAGCATAAGGGTTGGTTATTTCCGCTATATTACTAAAAGGTGTTGCTCCATTACTCTTCGTATTAAAATTACCGCCTATACCCAGAACTCCATTTATATCGTGTATAGCAAAAACATCATAACCGATTTGAACCCCAAAAACCGCCCCGTCATTTATAGGGTCAAAAAGATTAGTAGCAATATCAACCCTCGTAATACTATATTGTGGTGTAGCATTCACTCCATTACCATCTGCCACAGTAGTAAAATTACCTCCAATCCACATATAACCGCCTTGTAAATAGAAGACATTTACGGTGTTTGTCCCACCACTAACCGCTAATGAAAATTGAAGGGTCGTAATTGTGCTGTCCCAAACTTGAATTGACCCAGTCGCATCCGCCAACCATATAAACCCATTACTATCTCTACCAAAGGCGGTATATCCGCTGAAAACAGCACTTCCGTAATCCGCCCAAACGTTCGTATTCGTCAAACCTAAATTAGTAAGGGTTAGACGCTGATAATCCACTTGCGGTAGAGGGACGCCAACAGTATTAAGGTTGTTATTATTGATTAGTGTATCTGGATAGAACTTCACATTAGAAAGATTAGTTTGAAGGACTGTCCCAACATTTGCTATTTGTGCTAATGTAATTCCATTAGCATTCCCACCAGCACCAAAAAGATTTAATGGAGCAGACCCCACCGATCCAACTGAAAGTGCTGTCGTTCCTAATGTTTTGAGAATTGATGTAGGTTGTATTGAAACCTTATCGGCGTTGGTTTCAATACTAATACTCGTCTTGAATACATTTGCCTTTGTTGTTGCGATTGTGCTGTCTATTGAAGTAAAGCCAGTCGTCGCTTGTTGGACTGCCTGACTGCCTCCATTGGTGAGTGTAATTTGACTGGTTGTTCCTTGAACGTTTTGAGTGCCGACGTTGAGCGTTGAAGTAAGCGGAGATAATAGCGATACGACAGGAACAGAAGCAGTTCCAGCGACGCCGATATTTGAACCAGGAGTTATAGATGCGACGCCATTAGATCCCCAAAGCGTTTGACCCCCTGTTCCAGCGGTTAGGACTTGTCCTGATACACCAACAGCACCGGCACTATCCGTTATAGCAACTGCCCCCATGTTGAGTGTGCTTGTAAGAGGTGCTTTTAAAGCAACAATAGGGTTCGCAGTCGGTCCTGTTATATCAATATTCGTTCCTGGTGTGATACTATTAATGTCGCCGGCTTCACCGCCCCACCGAACACCGAGCGAAGTTGTGCTGTCTAAAATTAGAACAGAACCATCTGGTAGTGCGGGGGCGACAGGAACAATGAGTTCTTTTGAGCTTGTTCCATCACCAACCAACATGCTTCCTTTTGTTTGACAACCTGCGAGCGTTAAGTTCCCCACAGGAAGTATCCCGAGATTATTCGTGGCGCCATTTGTAATTAAGTCGCTTCCAAATGCTAATATTGAACCGAATGGTGCTGCGATATTGGAGCAACCAATAGATCCAACATTCGTCATTGGGAGCGAATTGCCGGCACCGCTGACTGCGAGAACCGCGCCGAGACCTGTTGCTACTGGCGGGTAAGGACTGACTGCTGGAAATACAGACGGAAGAAGTTTTCCATCAAAACCGAGAATATTACTGATTGACATTTTATAGTATTAGGTTATATTATTTTATTTTAATTCTCGCCGTATTATATACAGCATTTAGCGATATGCCCCGAAGACGAGTAAAAAAGCAACAACGATTACAAGGAGACGGATTTTGGGATACTTTGACATCGTGGGGGCGAACCATTCGCGATTACCCTAAATTGATTACAGACGGCCCCGTTTCCAATCCGCAGGGTTCCGTCTCATCAACAGGTCTGCCCGATAAGTCCATCTTAAAAGATATTGCCGACAATTCTTACAAAGGCACAAGCGATGAGATGAAGGATATACCCGGCTTCACTCTAAAGTTCAAATCGCCGACACTCGTCATCTATCAAAAAGACGGCGAGAATGTGATGGTAATTGGAGTGCGTGGCACGGCGGACTTTCGTGATTTTCGGGCGTGGTTCAGCACGGCATTTAATGTCATACCCGATAGTCAGCGGTTCAAAGAAGATATTGCGGAAGTCAGTAAGTTTCAGCAACAATATCCACTCGCATCATATACTTATTACGCGACGGGTCATTCACTCGGCGGGACACTCATTGACGAACTTATTAAAAAGGGAATGGTGAAGGAAGCACGAACATACAATCCTGCCATTGAGACCGATGATATTCCAAATGTAGCACTATCGCAGAAGAACCATCGCATCTATGCCGACGGCGATCCACTATACTTACTTCAGGGTCGCTATGACAATCCAACCGAAGTCCGCAAATCGTATAAGTATTATCCGTCAAGTGCCTATGATTTTTTACCTGGTTATGATAAGTATAAGCAACATATTCTCGCAAATCCAGTATTCGTTGGCGGGATGGCAAATCCTTTTTATCATCTTCAGGGCGCAGGAATGATGGCGAACTCGCAGTTTTACAGGACTGACCCGAAGCGAAACCCTTTATTAAATGGAAGTGGAATATTTGACGACATCAAGAGTGGGATTGAAAAGGTCGTAGGCAAAGCGCCTGTAAGCGCTCATCATGTTTGGACCCCCGCAGAACAGGCAGACATCAATAGGCGACAGCGTATTATAGATATAGACAAGCAAAGAGCAAAGTATATCGCCCAAAAGAAGCAGGTTGCGATTGATGACCTGATGAAAAACGCACAGTTCCCAAATGCTTTAAAGGCACTATACGGGCAACAAGGAACAGACAACGCAAAGGATTATTTAGCACGGATTGTTGAAAGGGCAACACAAGGGGCGGAAAGATTTCATCCTTATTAATGCTGTGGTGAGGTGGTGAGGTGGTAATGCTTTTAAAGTTAATTTGAAAATGTAAAACTCCTAACACATCTAACACTCCTAACACATCCGCCCGTAATGTCGCACCTTGTTAGGAGGTGTTAGGAGTGTTAGGTCTTTTCCGTTTTTAAACGAAATGAAAAACCCTTGCCACATCGCCACCTTGCCACAGAAAAATTGCGATATTATTATCTTTGGGTAGTATGAGACGCGTCCAAACCCTTTAGACAATTCAAACAAAACTCGTCTCCAAACAAACACAACCGGCATGGCGCAGAGGCAGCGCGCGGGGCTCATAACCCCGAGGTCGTTAGATCAAAACTAACTGCCGGTATTTTATCATTTGATTTTATTTAGCAATAAAATTAAATACATATGAAAAAGAATATAAAGGATTTATCAGTATATATTCATATCAGTATATACAATATAACGATAATGACGACAATGAGTTCTTGGGAGAATTGCGAGGCGTGGATTAAGATGATTAACGATACAATCCTGCCCTATAGCCGTAAGGGTAAGAAGATAGTTCTTACGCACGATGGTTTATACTATGAAGACGCAGAGGAAGCACAGAAGGAGAGCAATCGTATCACGGAGGCGAACTTTGATAAGATAAGAAGGTGTGCGGAGGATGTGATGTTGGGTTATGAGAAGTGTCCGCCCTATAGTAAGAAGGCGACGAACTCGTATGGAGGGAAGCATGTTATAGAGCGGTTCTATGACTATTACACGACCAATGGTGAGTATATTTTGGCGGTCTTTTGTTCTGGTGTAGTATCTAACACTCCGCAGGATTGGTTGAACTTGTCTAAAGGTGCGACTGGCAATATGAAGAAGATGAACCCTAATATCGTCTTCCCGATGCGACTAAAGAAAGTCGGCCACTAATGGAACAGGTAAGACCTTGCGATGTTTTTTAGAACATATATGCTGTTTTAATTTTAGGTATTGAACTGACTTGGGGTCGCCACACGGGCAGTTGATGTAGCACTTTGCTAATGGGATGAGAGGGCGGATCGCTTGGTAAATTGCTTCCAAAGCGTCGGCGTGTAGGAAATAGTATTCGCGTGGGGTCATGTGGCATAGTATATAGTAAAAGGATATAAAAACCGACGCGATCTATCGCAAAATGTCGCATTATTACACGCATATTCACATTATTACACTAATAATGTAAATAAATGTCTATAGGATGGATTATTACAGGAATAATTTTAAAATTATTCCCGACATAATGTAGATATATTAGATTATTACCCCTATATACTACATTATTACAGGAATAATACAAATATTGGCGGAAAAACGCTTAAAATCGTCGCATCTATTAGATTATTTAGCAATAATTTAATCTTAAGATACATTATATAGCACAATGTCATTATCCCAGCCAACGCAAGTGTATTACAATTTGGACGTGGCAAACGAACAGATTGGCGGTCTCGGGGTTCCACCCGCTAAACTGGCATTTACAGAAGTTCGTTCATCCAATCTGCTTGACACGCCGAGTGATTACTTTATGAGTATCGTCAGGTTCTCTCTTGATACTGCGGGTTCTCTGCCGATATTCATTCCGCAAATAGACACACAACAGGTGGGACCGGGCGCGCCAAATACACTCTGGCCTAATAAGACCACCTACAAAATTACGCTCGCTTACAGCGATACTATAGGAACCGCCCCCGTCATACAGACCGAACCCGTTATATATATTCCACATCGGTCTAATTTAGGCGTCAGTCAGGTCCAGCAACTACGACCACCTAATTTTGTCCCCGCAAATCCACTCGTGATTTTCGGTCCTGGTGCGATGACTTTAGAACAGGCAACCAGCGAATATTATTGGGTTCAATCGTGGGGGCAATGGATCGCGATGCTTAATGAGACATTAGCGAGATGTTATGCTAATTTACGCGCCGCTGTTGTTGCCGCTGGGTTTGCTCCCGATGCTGACTTTCAGGTAAATAATCCGCCATTCTTTAGATGGGATGACGCAACATGTAAGATGTCATTTGTTGCTCCGTATTCACAATTCAATCAGGGTGGAACTTCAACAGGTTTGTATATAGCAGCACCGCCTTATAACTTCCCCGATGCTTATGACGCAACGACCGTCGCCTATAACGCACAGACACCCGCTTTAGTCAGCAACGCCAAACTCAATCTGTTCTTCAACGCTCCCCTTCACATTCTATTTAGCAGTTTTGAATGGGTATTCAATTCATACATTGTTCCTAACGGCGAAAGCTTTATGATGCGAGTGTATAACAAAATGGGTGCCAACTTTGAAAGGGCATTTCCGGTATATGCTCCTGGTGTTCCTCCTGCCCTTTCAACAGGCATACCCGGTCCAACGCAGGTATGGGACGCTTTAGTAATGGAGCAGGAATACGGCACAGGCCCGACTATGTGTCCTGTCGCAAGGGTTGTCTTTTTAGCATCGCTCATCCCTGTCCTTCCATCCAACATCGGTGTCCCCCGAATATTTAGCGGAAGTGTGTCAGTTCAGGCACAACAGAACAACAACATTAGCAACGAGATTACCGACCTCGTGGTTAATTTGGTTCGTGGTGATGAATACCTGCCGAATATCATTTATGAACCAACCGCCGAATATCGTTTGTTGGATCTTCAGGGAAATACACCATCTCAAGCAATTCAAATCAGCGTCCAGTGGGTAGATGTCTATGGGTTCTATCACGACTTCTATTTACAGAACGGATGCGGGGCTCATCTTAAAATTATGTTTAGGAAAAAGGCATTCAACAATATTTCATCATAAGCAAAGTATTTAGCGACAATATTATAATATTTTCTTCTCCGTCAATATTATAAAACGCCACACAATGTCTTCCAGCGATTTCAGCAAGGTTAAGGTCCTTTACGATGTTCTCAACACCACCGACAGCGTCCGCTACGCAGTGGTCGCGGGGGCGCAGAATATTACCCCCTCAAAATACAACGCTATTTCCAAAAGCACTTCCAGTATTACTTTCAATATCCAAACGCCGAGTGAAAGCACCCTCCTCGCGAGACGCATCATGATAAGGAATGTTATGGAGATTACCATTAATGCGACATTCCTTAATGGAACTACACCTGATGGCACCCTCGCCGTCAATTATGGGTTTAGTGAAAGTTTAGCACCTTTCCCCTTTCAAACTGCTCTTAACACCTGCCAGCTCACCATCAACAACAATACTATTAGTCAAAATGAAAAGGATGTGTTGTTCCAGTTGCTCCGCTTCAATGACAGACGCGACCTCGCCCGTTATAACAACACATGCCCGACTATGTATGACAGCTATTACAACTATCAGGATGCTATTGGCGCCAATAACAACCCTCTTGGTGCTTGGAATGATGTCGCTCACGATCAGGACTTCCAGCCACGCGGGTCTTTCCGTCTGCTTTCCATTAGCGGCAACACCCCTTATGACACAGCCCAACCTACTCAGGTCGCACGCACTATCGTCATTAAGTTTGAGACGATTGAACCCTTTATGTTGTCGCCTTTGATTTGGTGCGACCCGAAGAGCAACAATCAGGGATTTTACGGCATTCAGGTTTTGAACTGCGTTTTTAACTTGGCGAGTGATACTTCGCGTATCCTCCGCTCCGCTCAATCCGCTCTTCTCGCAAATGTTTATCTGCCTGCTGTTCCTGTCAATAACCCCGCATACGCCGACCTTGCTTGTTCTCTTACGGCGATTGATGAAGCCGAGTTGTATATCCAGTATTACACTCGCCAACCCTCAGACCTTGTCAGTGCGCGCAATTGTGTCCCATTTGCTGAGTATCCGCGTTATTTGTCTCCTATTGGAACTTTGATGGCGGCAGCACAAAAGAACGCGGCAACCGGTGTCATCGCTCCTTCCAAACTCACTTCCATCAATTCTCAGTCCATCTCCCTCAACAGCATCCCCGATAAACTGATTATCTGTGTTCGCAAACAGGTAAGCAAACAAACCCTATATGACAGCGACCACTTCTTGCCTATCTCAAAGATAGTCATCAACTTCAACAACAAAGCAGGTCTCTTGTCTTCTGCGACGCAGTGGGACTTGTGGCGTATGTCTGTTGAAAGCGGTTCCAATCAAACTTGGGCGGAGTTCAGCGGACATGTTGCCACTGGTGGTGCCGTTGGAAAGTATCCACAGGGATACAACGAGATCGCTACTTGCGGTTCCGTCTTGTGTCTTGAGATGGGAAACCACATAGAGTTAGACGATGTTTTTAGCGCCGGAAGTATCGGTCAATTTCAGCTCCAGTTCCAGCTGGATTTTGAGAACTATTCCAACGAAGCATTCGCTGTGAATGACCTTGAGATTTGCTTGATTACTATGAACTCGGGTGTCTTTGTGCTGGAGCGTGGAACTTCGCAGACCTACACGGCAATTCTGTCGCGAAGTGATGTTCTGTCTGCCAAATCTCAACCTGGTATGTCGGGCAGTGATGTCAAACGCCTTGTTGGTGGTGGATGGGATGACATTATGAAGACCATTAAGAATGTCGCAGGCATTGTCGGTCAGGTTGCTCCTATGGCTCAACAGGCACTCGGCGCATTCGGCTACGGCACCAGTGGTGGCGGCACTTCAGGCGGCGGCACTTCAGGCGGTGGCACTTCGGGTGGTGGAACTTCAGGCGGTGGAACTTCGGGTGGGCGTGTGAAGAGACATTTGACCTGTATGTAAAAAAAACAATATGTTTATTTAGCGACAATTTTATAATATTTAAATCTCCCCGAATATTATAAAGCAATATAGATGACTTCTTACGATACTACTTATAATCGTGATTTGGCGAGGTCGCAACGCTTATACGATTATGCCAATATTAAGAATGATACACTCCAGTATAACGCTGGCCCTACGCATCAGGGAGGCGGTATGTCGGGTGGCAACTCCTGTGGTATGGGTCGCCCGTTTAGCGATGTCGCGCAGGGTATGGGGTATTCTGGCGGTGTTAGGCGTGGTGCTGAATTGGCGGATGTGGCTTCTGCGTCGGGTCAGTTTTCCGTTGTGCCTGGCCGTTCTAAAGCTACTGGAAGCGGACTATCAGGTGGTGGAATGAGTGGAGGTGATATTGATAGTGGTTATAACATGTTTGACGCTATGAAACAATCACTCGGCTTCGGGCAATCAGGCGGAAAGCGTCCTAAACTCGTGAAAGGTTCTGCTGAAGCAAAAGCATACATGGCGAGTATTCGCAAAAAAAAGGGTCAGGGCGCCGGTGTTTATGGAATGCCTGAACTTCTCGGTCGCACTACACAGGTTTTAGAAGGTAAGGGTGGAACTGATGGGTTTCCTTCGGGATTTAAGGATAATAATCCAAATGCTATGGCAGGAGGACGAAGGCGTGGTCGTGGAATGAGTGGTGGTGCTGTGCCTTTGAAACAACAACTCGTCGGCATCCTTGATGACCGCACTCTTAATGGAAGCGGAATGAGTGGAGGCGATTTTTGGAGCGATTTTGGTGATGGTTTTATGTCTGTAATGAAACCTGTCGGGCAGGTTGTCAGTGCTATAGCGCCTTTTTTGGGAGCAGGGCAGTCAGGCGGAAATGCCGGTGTAAGCAGCGAACTCGCTCTTATGTCAGGAAGCGCCCCCCTTGCTGAAGCATTTTTAGGCGGACGCAGACCCGCCGATGTTCCCCGTGATGAAAAGGTTATGCTTATGAAGAAAGCACTCGCAGATTATGCCATGATGAAGCAACTCAAAAATCATCTTAAGGCGCGACAGGGTGGCGGAATGAGTGGGGGTGATTATGGATTGGCGAACTCTTCTGTGGGTATGGGTATGTCGGGTGGTGGTATGTCAGGCGGCGAATTGTCTCACGACGGAAATATGGCGATGGCTGATGCTATGGGCGACATCTTCGCAGGTATGGGAACGAGTGGTGGTCGTGCTGTTGGTGGTTCTCATCGTCTCCAATTGCCACAGGAGAAGTATGGAACATCTATGACTGGATCAGGTATTATGGAACCTGCCGTCAGTGCCGAAGTGGGACAACCCCGCTATTCATACGGCAATATGGCGGATACTGCCGGTAAATCAAATGTTGGAAGCGGTGGCGGGGCATCAGGCGGACGCAGACGCAGGGGTAAGGGTATGAGTGGTGGCGATTTTTGGAGCGATTTGGGTTCAACAGCATTACAACTCGCCCCCCTTCTCGCACTTTTGTAAATCTTTAGCGACAATTTTAGCGACAATTTTATAATATTTTAATCTATTGAATTATTATAAAGCATAACTACACACATGGCACCGAAAATGAAAGGCGGCGATATGACCGAAGAACAGAAACGAATGCTGGCAAATCTCGCAATGAAAGGTTTGACTTATGCGGGTAAGAAGTTTGCCAAGAGTGATATGGGAAATGAATTAGGCGGATTGGCGAGTAATTTAGCAAGTTCTGCTTTTTCTTCTCTATTTGGCAACGGCAATAGGGGGTCAGGGTTTTTTGACAGCAGTTATTCAGGAGCAAAAGAAAGCATGGACCGGAGGATTGAGGAGATGAAAGAGGAAAAGTCCAAACAGGAAGAAAAGGAGAGAAGGAGGAAGAAGAAACAGGAGGAGACGGGTTGGAAGCCGATTGACTTTGACGCGCCAATAGAGTTTGACAGCGACGGCGATTATGAAGGAAGGGATTGGCTGTTGGGTAGGGGTGGCGCATCAGGCGGGGCAAAGGGCGACCAACGACGCTTTATGTCAAACCGAGCAGTTCCTAATCGTGTTCCTAATGCTGTTAGGGTTCGTGAAATGAATGATGTTAAGAACTACAATCGCCAACAACAGCAACGCGTATTTGATATGGAGAAGCGTCAGGTTCAGGGCGAAAGCGAAAGCATTAAACCGATTGATGCGAAGGACGCAGGAGCCGCATTCAAATTACAATCT